ACACAGCTCGTCGCGACACGGGTGGTGCTCACCATCAGAGAAGACCCAGGTCGCCCCCTCGACGTGTTCAGGCTGCGGCTTCACCAACCGCCGCGTTTGCGTCTTGGTGCCTGCGAGCAACGCTCGCACCATCAGACCGGAGAAGAGGATCGGGCGCTCTTTCATCGTCCACTCGCAGCGCGCTTGCGCGCAAAGTCGGTGCGCCGCTTGCGCGGCTTCGTGTCCTTCCGCGGGGGGAGGTGGTCAGGCGGCACCGGCGTGACGACGACCTGCCCGGGCGGGATCTCGTACTCGGCGACAGCCCAGGCGATCGCGTCGCCCTGCGTCTCCGCCTGTCGGCAGACGATGGGCTCGACGTGGCCGACCACGCGACCGATGGTGAACCAGGTGGTCGTCATCACTCGCTCCTCGCTGGCGGCAGCATCGGCGGCATGTTGCCCGTCTCGACGCTGACCGAGGTGCCTTCGGAGTAGGTCATGTGGTTCCTCGGGACGTTCGCTCTTTCAGCCAGGCCACGACTTCGGCCACGTCGAACCGCGGGGCGTCGCACAACCAGACGGTCGGGAGTCCCTGTGTGCGCAGACGGTCTACGGTAGCGAGCGACGTTTTCAGGCTTCGGGCCAAGCCAGCGCGGTCCTCGAGCCTCGGGCCTGCTGGGAGGCCGGTGTCGCTATCCGCGTCCGGTTCTCCGTGTTCAGTCGGGCCGTCGATCGTGCCTACCGAGATCTCGAGCATCGTGCCTTCGGGGAAGAGCGACGTCCAATTCAGACAGGTTGTGGATGTCCCGTCTCTTCGGATGAGATGTGCTTGCAGCGTGCCGTTAGCGTCGTGCACCCGTGCGAGCTTCCCACGGAAGACAATGATCATCTCCGGCATCATCAGGTCGAGACCTTGCGAAAGTCCGCCACGCTGAACGTGCCAAACCGCGGACGCCAATCACCGATCCCGACGTGCGTGCCTGCATCGACGATCGCCTTCTTCAGGTCGCTGTCGTTGAGCGCACCGTCGAGCAGCTGAACGGAGAATGAGAGCTTCCAGTTACGGAACAGCGGCCGCGTGCGGACGATCGCGGCGCGGTTCACCTTCGCCGTCCGCCTGTCTACGAACCGCTTGTCTTTCCAGAGACCTTCTCGCGTGCGCGGCCCGTCGTACTCGAGCGCAAACCAGTCGTCGCACGCGACCAGCGCAGCCTTGAACTGCTTGCCGAGCTTCGACTTCATCGCGCCTTCCTGGATCATCCGCTCCACGGTCTCGCCCGGAATCGCTGGACCAAGATCAGGACTCCACCAGAGAGAACCTTGGAACTCGACCTCGGCGATGCGCAGGTGGTCCTCGTCGCCCTTCTTCCGCTGCGACGTGAGCACCTTCAGTGCTTTGGTGTGTTCGTTCAGCGGGTCGGCAAGCTGGCCGTTGTGCATCAGCATGCGTTGACCCTCGATGGTCGCTTCGAACGTTCGGATCGCGGTCTTGCTCATCGTGCTTTGCCTCGCAGGGTTTCAGCCCGAGGCGCTGCCTCGAGCTCGTGTGGTTCGGGGGAGCGATCACGCGCCGCCGCGATCGCGAAGTTGTATGACCGCCCTATGCGCGTGACGGCGCGTTCGAGTGTTGCTCGCTCGTCGGACGAGAGCGCGGCCGCGTCGACGGCGTCGAGCACAGCGAGACTGCGCTTCACCTTGCGCAACCCGGTGCGGTTAAAGCGAAGCCCGCGGCGCAACGCCTGATCGGGCGCGGCCGCCACCAACCAGTCGCCCTGCGTGATGAACTCGATCCCGCGCCGCTCGCGCATCATCTGAACGGCATGCCAAAGGAGCTTCCTCCAACGAAGATCAGAGAGCTGCTGACCAACAGCCTTCCGCAGTTCGCTGATGCAGACGCGCGGGCCTGTGAGCCGCGTGGCCAACTCTTCCACGTCGGAGCTCATCGGAACGCCCCAGAGGGGCCCTTGCCATGCCTGGCCATGCCGTGCCTGGCCATGCCGGGCCAGGCCCCGCCTGGCCGCGCCCCGCCTGGCCGGGAACCGCCATGTTGCGCCGAGCGGTGACGCGCCCGACCAAACTTTAAAGTCTCATCCCCCAAGTGCCTCAGAGAGGCCCATGCCGCGCCGAGCCGGGCCCAGCCTAGCCGCGCCGAGCCTCGCCATGACCGGCCGAGCCCAACCTTGCTGAGTTTGGAAAGTCTATCCCCCGATGCCCCAGAGGAGCCCCTGCCCAGCCGAGCCGCGCCACACCCTGCGACGCCGTGCCCCGCCTTGGCGCGCCACGCCACGGAGGAGATCATGCGGCCACCAAAGTAACGGTGCCGTTCGAAACGAGGAGCTTCGCGTCCGCGAGGTCGACCACCTCAGGCGAATGCGAGACGAACAGCACGTGGCTGGCGCCGAGGATGTCAGCGGCTCGGCGGAGCATGGCCATGTACGCCCGCGCGTTGGTGGGGTCGAGCGCTGCGCCACTTTCGTCACGGATCAGCGTGCAACCTTCCACGCCGGTACGCCGGCAGGCCAGCATCGATAAGGCAAGCGAGATCGCCTCTCCAACCAGCACGCGCTCGCCTCCGGAGAGGGTCTCGGCGTTGGCGTCGCGCCCCCGCTCGGTGTCGATCACCCGCACCTCGCAGCCTTCGATCATGCGCTTGCCGTCCGAGCTCGCGCGGGTGGTCTCGATGCTGACCGTCCAGCGTGACCCCACGCAGGTGCGCAGCAGGTCGTTGATGAGCTCGGTGAGCTCGGGGCCGGCCGCGTCGATCTCGAGGGCTTGGATGCCGTCCCTACCCAGCGAGTCGGCGAGCAGCGTCCAGTCGGCGAGGTCAGCTTCCATGGCCCGCTGTTGCCCCATGAGGGTGGCAAGGCGCTTCTCGCTCAACCTGGCCGAAGCGAGGTGAGCCTCACGCACGGCGACAGCGGAGTGGGCGTTCCTGGCGGTCACGGAGGCCGCGTCGCGTCGACGGCGGTGCACGGCCACCAGGTCGGAGGGGTCGGCGACCGGTGCGCCGATGGCGTCCATCAGCACGGCCACCTCTTCGCTCAACGCCTCGACGCGCTTCCAGGCTGCATCGCGCTGCGGGGTGAGCTCGGCCAGGCGCGCCTGCGCGCTGGCGAGCGGGGCGGCCTTGGCGAGCAGCGGGGCCAGGGTGGTGCGTTCATCGAGGAGGTCGAGCAAGGCGGCGGACACGACGTTCTTCTCGCCCTCAAGTTCGCGTTGCCGGGTCTCCAGAGAGCTTCGCTCGCGACCGAGGTCTTCCAGCTCGCGGCCCAGGCGGTCGCTCTCCTCGGTCTCTTGCGCGAGGGCGAGCTCGGCGCGCGACAGTTCTTCAGCTCGCGCGGCGATCGCTTCCTGGTCGCGCAGGCGCTCCCTGTTCAGCCGGAGGGCTCCGCCGATGTTAGGCAGCGCCTTGCGGAGGTCAGCGAGTTCCTCGGGGACACTGGTCGCCCGGGCTACCAACTCGTCGTCCCGCGCTACGGCGTCGCAAGCGACATCGCTCGCATCGCCATTGTCGCCGACGCCGTTGGCGATGCGCTCCAGCGATGAGCGGAGGTGCCCGACCCGCGCGCTCGTGGCACCGGTCTGCTCCGAGTGCAGCCAATCAATGCGCTTGCGGACGCCGGTCTCCTCTTCCTCAAGCGAGGCGATGGCCGCGCGCAGGGTTTGCGAAGTGGCCTGCGCGGCGTCGACCGCAGGCTTCATTGCGAGCAGCTCGGCGGCTTTGGCGCCAGCGACGATCGCTCGCTTGCGTTGCGCGTGCAACGAGTCGAGACGCGCGCGCCACGCGTTGAGCTTGTAGGAAACCGACGAGAGGTCTGACCCCGTCTTTCGCTCCTCGTCACGAAGCGCGTCGATCTCGGTGCCCAGTGCGGGAGACCGCGCCACCGCCGCGCGAATCGCGGCGGCTTCCTCCAAGACCTTGGCGTTGTTGCCAACGCGGGCCTCGAACTCGAGGAACCTCGATCGCTCGAGGCCGAGCTGGGCCTTGAGCAAGGCGAGGCGCTTGACGTTGTTCATGGCGGCCTCGACTTCGGGCAGCAGCTTCGCCGCTTCCGTCTCGGCCTCGTCGAGCGCCGCCTGCGCCACGGCGAGCTCACGGTCGGTCGCTTCAGCGGCTGCGGTGGCTTCGGCGAGCCCGCGCTCCGCGGCTTCCACCGTCGGGCCGTTGGACCGCTCGTCGGCGATGCGCGCGGCCAGCGCTTGCAGCTCCGCCTTCGCGGCCCGGGCGCGCTCCCGCGCAAGCTCAGCTTGCTTCTCGAGATGCTCGATACCGAGTACGCGAAGGAGCACCGCTTTTCTGTCGCCGGCCTTGAGCTCAAGAAAACCGCCCGAGCCCTGCGCGGCGAAGACGCTGGAGTAGAAGACCTCGGGCGAGGGGAGGTGCGTCGCGCCCCACGCGTCGAACTCCCGGAGCTTGGCCGACGTGAGCACCGCGGCGCCCGCGCCATCGGTCACCGACGACTCGCCCTTGCCCGACACGGCGTCGACCAGGTGGCGGATGGTGTACGTCGCGCCGTTCACCACCGTCGCTTCGACGAACGCGTTACGCTCCGTCGCCAGTTCCGCGAGCGAGCCTCGCGTGGCAGTCACACGGTGCAGGATGCTGCCGAGCAGCTCGACGAAGGTCGACTTGCCCGCACCGTTGTCGCCGGTCACCGCGACCAGCCGCCCCTCGATGGCCGACAGGTCGACGTCGACGCGGTTGTGGAAGGGCCCCAGTCCTTGCAGCGAGATTCGGTCAAACCGCATGGGTGATCTCCAACTCGTTGAGCTTCGTGAAGATGCGTCCGGCGCGGTCGGGGTCGACTTTGATGCCGCGCGCTTCCCAGCACAGGATGAGCTTGTGGTTCAGCGTCACCGCGGTGGTGATCTCCGGGGTGCGCGCGCGCGTGGTGGCAATGACCTGCTCTTCGAGCTTCACCGATATGGCGCCTTTCCGGACGAGACTTTCGCGTAGCGTCGTCGCCACGGCCTTCGCCTCGTCGCGGCGGTCGGAGGGGACCGTGTAGCGGCATCGCACCTCAGCTCCGGCGATCGGCGCGGAGCGAAACGACATCATCCATCGGCCGTCGTCCGCCGAGTACTCGTACACGGCGTCGATGAGCACCATCGGCGTCGCCGGTGCAACGACGCGTTGCCATTCGAGGCACTGGCCGAGTTGTTGACCGTCCACGCTTCTGTCGATGGCTTCGCTCAGCTTCGAGACGAACTCCGCGACGACGTACCCCTTGTCCTCGGTCTCACCGAACGCGGTTCGGCGTGGGCTTCCCGGGTACACGACAGGCTCGCCACCCTCGGAGCTCGTATACCAATCCTGCGGCAGGTGAATGTGCCCGAGCGCGTTGAAGTCCGCCCGAGCAAGCGCGATATCCTCGATGCCCAGCTCCATGTCGCACCCCACGAGCGGCTGTCCCGTCGACGTCTTCGAGCCGCTCACCATCGCGTGAGCCAGCAGAATGCGCGGGCCGTCGTGCTTCGCGAGCTGATCGCCCATCCCCCGCAACACGTTGCGCATGCACTCGGTGGCGAGCTGCTCGCTGCCCACCATGCCGGCCTCGCGCGCAGAGGCAAGGAGCGCCGCCTTGCGCGGCCACGCCAGACACGCGACGGCGACCCCGGCCACGACGTGCACGCCGGCGGCTTCCTCGACGATGACCGGATGTTTCGTCCGGAGCTTCGCGAAGATCGCCAGATCGCCCACGACATCGTGGTTGCCGCGAACGATGACGACGGGCGCGATCTCGGCGCACCAGCGCAGCCAAGCCGCGACCGCTGCGCGCTCGGTGGGGGTGCTCTTCGCGTCGAACACGTCGCCCGCGTGCAGGATGAGATCGACGCCGCGCGTCCGGATGTCGTCCGCGATCCAGTCGTGGAGCCGGAGGCACTCGGCGAAGCGCGAGCTCTCGGAGAAGTGGCTGTCGGCGATGATGGCGACGCGCTTCATGGTTCAGTACGCGTCCGGATCGTCGCCACGATCCTGCTCGGGGGGAAGAGCTTCGGCCGGTTGCTGCGGCGGCAAGGGCTCGGGCGCCATGTCGACGTACGAGTCGCCATCGTCCTCGTGGGGCACGGCGCCCACGGGGGGCGGCCCATGGTGGCGTGATGGCAGCGCGGCCGCGGGGGCCGGCTGCGCGCCGTACAACGCCCGAGCGCCGCCCATCATGTTCTCCATCTGCTTCTCGGCGAAGAATCGGCGGAGCTCGGGGTCCTTCGTCTGCCCCGTCCAGACAAGCTTGGCCACCGCGAACGGCTTCCGCAGTTGCTCCGCGGTGTACGCGCGCGCCACGCCCATGTCGGCGATCGCGCGGAGCTTGGCTTTCGTCTCCGCGTGCCGGAGTAGGAACTTCCGCAGCTCGAGGAGCTGGCTATCCCCGCCGTCGTTGGTCCACGACGGGTTCTTCTTGCGACGCGCCTCCGCCTTCGTTCGGATCTCCTGCTCCTGCGGCGAGCCGTCGCGCGCGTCAACCTCGACCTCGCCGCTCACGCGTCGTCGCGAGCCGTCGAAGTTCTTGATCCAGCCGACCGCTCGGTAGTGGCAGTAGTGCGGGTCGCGACCATCGTCGAGGCGCCCCGACTCGGCGGTGTCCCAGTCGACCGAGGCGGCCGCCGCGATCTTCTTCAGCGTCGTGCCGGTGAGCATAAGCTTGCCGCCCACCTCGACCACTTCGCCAGCCGGGTACTTGTCGCCGACCTTCGTGATGTCGACGTAGACGAGCGACAGCGCGACTCCGCAACCCTCTGGCAGCATCCCGCAGTGCGTTGCGGGCGCCACGAGGTTGTATTGGCTGACGGCTTCGCGGAGAGCTTCGTTCGCTGCGTGCGCATCGGAGAAGCTGCCGGAGAGCTTGTCGCTCTTGCGTGCGGCGATCGCGGTGGAGGCGGCGGGCGCGTTGTTCGCGGCAGGCGCCTGACGCTGTTGCTGAGGCGCCGTGCGTGGGGTGCTTGTCGCCGGCGCAGCTCCACCCTTGCGGTGGTGGAGCTCGTCGCTAATCGCGGACCACAGCGCGCGATCGCGATCCGGATAGCGCGACTCGCCCTTTTCCAGGCTCGCGCCGATGCGATCGGCCCAATACTCGAGCGACTTGTCGCTGGCTTCTGCGAGCGGGGCGCCCTTCTCTTGGCCGCCCGGGATGGTGAATGATTGCGTCATGGTTCGTGGCTACCCTTCGCGAGGTTCGCGCCCTCAGGCGCAGATCTCGTGCCCTTCGGTGGTGATGATGGTGAGCCGCGGGAGCGGCTTGATCGCGTCGAGCTCGGCGAGCGTGCGGAGCGACAGGTAACCGACCGTCTCGCGCGGCAAGGCGTAGAACGAGGCGATGTGATCCAGGACCTTCTCGACTTGTTGCTTCGTAGTCATCGTGGTTCCCCTCCGCAGTTGGCCGGCGCTGCCGGCGATACCTGTTGGCACGCGTGACGGTTCCAGCGGCGCCAGCCGCTGTGCAAGGTGGCGTCGTAGGCGACAGCACAGGGCTGCCAGTTGTCGTCGATGAGCACGTACTCGCCGCCAGCGAAGGGCACCGCATCGAGCAGCAGCGTGACCTCGCCAACCGTCGGGCCGCCGAACACCGCGGCCACGAACTGCGTGCAGCGGCGGCAGCACACGAGCTTCGGGCGCCGCCCGAACGCGGTGCCGGCTGGCTTCGCGCTGATCCCGAGGCTCTGCGCGCGGCGTTCGGCTGACTCCTGTTCGAGAACGGCAGCAAGGCGGCTCATGGCGTGGTGCTTCCTTTCCTGGCGGGCGGTCGCGTAAACTGGCGGGATGCGAGAACTAGGGGTGGTGATCGCGCTGCTACTCGCGGGATGCCGGGCGTCGCGGGACGACGGCTTCCCGGAGGCGCTGCTGCGCGGGTGCACGGGAGAGCAGGAGTGCTGGGAGCTGAAGAAGCAGCTGGCGCACCACCAAGGCGCTTGCGCCGAACGCCGACTGCCGGCGGCAGAGTGCCAACGGCTTGAGCGAGCGGTTGCGCGCGTGGCGGCCAACGATGCCGACGCGGAGCTCAGGCGCGCGGAGGAGAGGCGCCGCGCTGACGAGCGGAACGCCAGGGCTCGCGACGAAGCTGCCGCCGAGGAGCGACGCGCTGCTGAGGCCAAGGCGTGGCTGGAACTGGACCTGGTCGCATGCCGAGCCGGGGAGCAGTTCACATGCGGGCCGGTGGCGGACTACGTCACCCGCTACCCCGGAACACCGAACGCGCGGGACGCCGAGAACGCGTTGGCCGTTGGACGTGTAGCAGCTGAGGCACGCCGCACCGAACAGAGGGCTCGGTCGCTGAAGGAAGCGGAGGACTTCGCGAACGCCCCGCTGACCGTTCGCCCCAAGCGATGCTGCGACGGTACCACGCTGTCGGATCGGTGCGTAGGAACGCTGGCGCAAGGGTGCTGCTCGCGCCACAAGGGCGTGTGCCCCTAGGCTCATCGCGGCCCTCGAATCCTGCGTGATCGCTCCTTCATCATCGAGTGAGCGCAGGCGTAGGCGCTCATCGCGATCCGCTCCCAGTAAGCGGGGTCGTGCGGGCCGCCGTCCGGCAGCCGGCGCTGGTCGACCAGCACCGGAAGGATCGCTAGTGCAAAGCGATCGCGCAGGCTCTCGCGCGGTGCACCGTCGGGGTGTTTCTCGTCAGCCATGACATAGGTATAACCAAGCCTATGAGTGACCGCAAGAAAAAAGTATAGGCGGAGTTATGGTCCTCAGGCGATCCGCTGGAAAACTCCGGACGCCGACCGGCAGAGCGCTCGGGCGACCGCGACCGCGTCACCGTCGACGCGGGGCCTGCCGTCCTGCTGGAGCATGTGGTGCACGATCGCGAGGCTCATGTGGTAGTTGCGGTCGCGCACGTTGGCGCGGTCGTCAAAGAGCATCACGCCATCTCGGATGACGGTCGCTCCCCGGTGGGGGACGACGTCGAAGCCAAGGCGCTTGGCTATGAGGCGGGCATCACTGCCGGCTGGCAGGCTCACGAGTCGTAGAATCTGACTGGCCGTCGTGATGGCGCCGGTGCGCGAGAGCGGCGGAGTGTTGGTTACGACGCGCAGCAGGGTCTTCATCAGGTCACCATCGTGCGGAAGTCCGACTGCGACGTCTACGGGGTGGTCGGTATCGGGCCACAGTTGCCCAGTACCGACCAGACCTCATTCGCGCGCGCGGTCAAATAGATGGCTTAAGAGGGCTTAAGCCACGTGGCAACGGTGTGCGTGCTCGACCGAGCGTGTCGCCAAAACGCGCTCCGGCGGGGGGTAGTCGCAGACCTGCACGGCGCTACCTGACATCCTCATCGTCGAGCTTCTGTCGACGGTTGCGAGAAAAGGTTCTGGGGGGGCCGTTAGGCCTTCTTTACCGAGAGGGTCGGCGTGACGACGCTCGGTCGATCGCTTACCCGCTGCGGGCCCTCCTGCTCGCGATCAGCGAGCTCGTCATCGACGGCGCGCTTCTTCGCAGCAGGCGAAGCGCCATCACGGAACAAGCGCGCGAGGCGCAGCACGATGGCAGCCGTGACCTTCCGAGGCGGCATCGAGATCGGCATCGTGCGCGCGCCGCGGATCGCCCAGTCGAGGTGTGGCCGCAGCTTCCTGGCGGCTGACTCGGCTTTCGCCCAGCCCGGCAGGGTCCTCGGCAAAACCAGCTGCGTGGCGTGTAGGTCGCCGTCCCCCAAGCCTAGAAGCATGCCCAGCTCGTAGAGCACGTTGGGATTCTGTTCGCCCCGTTGGCCGATGACCGCGTACACAGGCTGGCCGATCTTCTCGGCGAAGAGCTCGGCCGTCGCCATACTCGCTCCGCTCTTACCTCGCAGGATTTCAGAGATACTTGGCTGCGAGCGTCCGATGAAGTCGGCGAGGTGCGATGGCTTCTTGTCGGGGTGCTCCGCCAACCACGCTTCCATCGCAGCGCGGAGGCGGGCGTTCTGGGCGTCGCTTAGCTGGGCCATGACGCGCCGACACTAGCAGTGTGAAAACATAGGCATGCTTTGGAGTTGCGAGGCCCACAGCCGAAACTTCTTGCCAGGTCTATAGGCTTGGTTATGGTTATGTCCTCATGGCGAAGCGGACGAAGACTCGAACGGACGGGCAGCGGTTGCTGCAGAGCGTGGTGGACGGCGGCCGCACGGTGACGTGGATTGCGGCGATCTGCGGGGTCTCCCAGCCTGCGGTGTCCGGGTGGTTGAGCGGACGATCTCGCCCCGACGTCGAGCACCGACTGACATTGGAGAAGCACCTGGGGGTGCTCGCTGAAGCGTGGCTTACGGCGGCCGAGCGCCGCCTCGCTTCGGAGCTGGAGCTGAAGCGCGCTGCAGCTCTGGGCGCCGCCACGGGAACGGAAGGGTGAGCTCTGCCCCCCGTGGGCATTGAACATCTGCGCACCCTGACAGGTGTAGGTGCTGTTGGCAATGAGGTTCACGCGTTCAGGTGGAGAGTCGGCAATGAACTTTAGACGACTACGCTATTCGCAATCGGCAGCAGGACTGGGTGCGCTGCTTTGGTCGATGCTCGGGGGTGATCTCGTTGAACGCCGCGGTGGTCGCGTGCTGCATCGCTGCTTCATCGGTGAGGAGTGGGGCGAGTGACGCTCGCGGGGGCGCTGTTCATCCTGATCGCGTTGCCCATGCTGGGCTATGCGGTCTACCACGGGTGCCGCTCGTGACGGTCGATCGCAAGCGCTACGCGCCCGGCGACATGCGCGCCATGCTCGACAAGCTGGTCGACTGCGGGCTGCTCGACAATCGCGAGGACGAGGCGTTCCGTCACATGCGCCGCGTGCTGGCGGGGAACGCGCAAGCGAAGCTCTCGCAGGGCCAGAAGTCGTGGGCTCGCCAGGTGTTCAACCGGCTCGAGCTCGACAGCGACGAGTGCCTCAACCTCTACAGTGCCGGCAAGGTGCCCGACGGTATCCCGATGCCGAAGACGGCGCGCGAGATCGAAGCCATCCACGTGCTCGCCAACCGCCCGCTCAAGCCCCCGGGTGTGCAGCGATGAAGATGGTGCCCTGGATTCGTGAGCGCTCGGGTCCGCCGCATGGCGCGATGACCTGCGACAAGTGCCGGCGGAGCGTGCACGCCGACGAGGGTAGCGATCTGCCGCTCAAGGAGATCGACCGGTTCATCGCGGTGCACCAGCGCTGCGGGTTTGCCCGAGTGAACGAAGGGCGCGCGCGATGAGCGATCTCCTCTTGGCGCTCGGTCTCATGGGTCTGGGCGCCGTGCTCACCGAGCTCGTCCACGACTTCGTCCGCAGCCGGCGTCGGGAGGACCGCGCACGCGAGCAGCGCACGCGGCAGGCCTTCAATGCCGAGACGGAAGCCGACAGATTCGTGTCGCGCGTGATGCGCGAGGAGAACGCCCGACGGCGCCGCGAGGCACTGCGCGCCATTCCCGGCGGCAAAGACGATCCGAAGGGGGCGGCGTGAGGGGACATCGGAAGCTGGTTGGAAAGTACTGCGCACAAGGATTGCGGACATCGTCCAAAAGTAGGTGCGTGTGAACAACGTTCGTCACAGCTCGGCGACAACGGAGCACTACTCGCCGCTCGAGATCGTGCGCGCCGCACGCAAGGTCATGAATGGTCTGGATGTCGATCCAGCGAGCAGCGACGTCGCCAACGCGCGCATCGGGGCGGCGAGGTACTACACGAAAGAGACGAACGGGTTCACCCGCGCGTGGGGCGGCAGAATTTGGCTCAACCCGCCGGGAGGCCTGTGCGACGTGGAGGGGCGCGAGGTCATCCGCGACACGAAGACACGCCCAGGATGCACGCAGACGGGCGCGTGCGGGCTTCCCGCGGGGCACACTCATCACGGGGTGGTGAGCTCGGCCAAGGCGTGGTGGCAACGTCTGGCGGACCAGTGGGTGAAGGGCAACGTCGAGTGCGCCGTCTTCATGGGCTTCTCGATCGAGATCTTGCAGACGACCCAGGTCGATCCGCGCGGGCTCCCCACGCCGTTCGACTTCCAGCTGTGCTTCCCCCGGCAGCGCGTGCGGTTCTGGGTCGAGAAGGGCGGCGAGCTCACGCCCGGCAACAGCCCCACCCACAGCTCGGTGATCGTGTACCTGCCGCCGCGGTGGTCGAGCGGCGTGACGTTCCGTGAAGAGTTCTCGCAGTTCGGGAGGGTCATCGGATGAACGCTCAACGTCCTCGTCGGGGCTCGCGTCGCGAGCGCTTGCCGCTCAAGGCGACCCAGCGCGCCGTCACGCTGTGGAGCATCGTCTGCTCGGTCTGTACCGAGCTCGGGCCCGTCGTCGACGACCCATCAAAGGCGGCGCGCCCCGACTCGGCCTCGGGCTACGTGCTGCGCCGCGTGGGCAACCTGGTGGGTTGGCTGTGCCCAGATTGCGGCGACAAGTACACCATGATGCTGCCGCCCCCGACGCGGGCGGATTGCCTCGACGGGCCGCGCCCGTGCCGCGCGATCCTCTGCAAGTTCAACCTGCACTACGACGTGAGCCGCAAGGCCAAGGACGACTTCGAGCTCGGCGAGACCTGCGCGCTCGACGTGGCCGATCGCGGCCAGCACACCCTGCGCGTCGTCGGAGGGATGCTCGGCATGACCCGCGAGGGCAGCCGCACCATTGAGGTCAGCGCGATGACGAAGATGCGCGCGCTCCCGAACATCGGCATCGACTTTGGTGACGAGGATTACGAATGACCGTGCAAGCCAAGTGGGACGGTAAAGAGGACGTGCTCGACTGGGCACTGTCGCTGCCCAAGTCGGAGCCGCCACCGTCGGGCGATCTTGTTGATCTGCTCACCGCGGACGCGACCGTGGATCTGCGCAAGGCCGAGTCGGCTCTCGAGGAGCGTATGTTCGCCGCCCTTTGCGCGTGCGGCTTCAACACCACGAAAGGGTCACCGCAGCGGCTTGGCGATCTGCTGCAACAGCATGAGGTGCGGACGAGCGCAGGGACCTTCCGGCTCGACTACGCCGTCGTGCGGACGGTTGGGCGTCGTCGTGTGCGAGTAGCCGTGGAGCTGGATGGCCACGAGTTCCACCAGAAGACCAAGGAGCAGGTCGAGCGCGACCACCGGCGCTCCAGGGCCCTCGCCAAGGCGGGTTGGACGGTGCTGCGCTACGCGGGATCGGAAGTCTGGCGCGACGCCGGGGCGTGCGCGCTGGACGTCGCTGGAGTGGTGATCGAGGCCGTCGATCGGATCGTCGGAGGTGACGCGTGACCGCCGACTGGGTGCCGTTCCACCGCAGCCTGGTCAACGGCAAGAAGAAGGCGTGGCCGCGCGCTGTCCGGTTCGTCCTGATGGAGCTTTCGTTGGCGGCGCGTGCGACGGGCGGCGTGCTCGAGTTTCCACCCGAGTGGGACACCCTGACAGCGCTCCACGACCTGCTCGGAGGTGACCGGCGGGAGCTCAGGCGCGCACTGGATTTGCTCAAAGTGCGGGATGAACTCGGACAGCCAACCATCGAAATCGACAAGGATCTGTTCAACCACAGACTGAAAATCGTCAAATGGCGGGAGCATGCTGGACCGCGGCGAGGCAGCGAGCGAACAGCCGACTGGCGCGACCGTAAGAAAACCGATGGGTTAGCGGAGCCGCCGCGTCACACGCCGTTACGGCCTCCAGCCGATGTGACGCCTACAGAAGAAGAGAAGACAGTAGATAACAATACAGAAGAAGAAGCAGAGCGCGCACGCGCGCCTGCCGCAGCACCCGAGCGACCGAGGGTCCCTGACCGATCGTCGGAGCTTGACGCCATCATCCGCGAGCTGGAGCGCTGGCCATCGTGCGACTGCCTGCCCATCCCGGAGGTTGCCGCGATGCTCGAGCAGCGTTGGCGGACCAACCATCTCGCCAAGGGCACCAAGCTCTCGTGGGTGCTCGATGCTTTCGGCGAGGCCGCGGCGGACGGCGTCGGTCTCACAGGCCAAGCCCTCACGAAAAAACTTCGGTCGTACGGTGACCACGCACGCGCGCCGCGAGCCGATCAGCCGTCGACGGCGGATGACGCCGAGCCCCTGGTGGACCGGCTGAACCGCGAGGAACGTCAACGTCGATCCCAGCGAGGTGCAGCATGAGCGAACCGCGCCAGCTGCCGAACGACGTGGTCGCGGAGATCGACCTGCTCGCGAGGATCGTCCAGGACCCACCGGGTCAGATCCACCTCGTCGCCGACACGCTGCGCGCGGAGCATTTCTTCAAGCCGCGCCACGAGGCCGTCTACCGCGCGGCCCTCGCTGTCGTCGACGCGGGTCACACGGTGGATATTGGCACGGTGCACGCGTGGTTGCGCGACAAGGGCTTGTTGGAGGGCAAGGACGAGGCGCAACGGACGGTGCGTGAGTTGCTGCTGGCCGACCTGCAGTACCACGTGCCCGAGCTGAAGACCGAGGTTGCGGCCAAGCGCATTCGGGACAAGCACGCGCTGCGAAAGCTGGCGGTGGTTGCGGAGCGGCTGTCCTTGGCTGCCAAGGCGCCGATCGAGGATGCCGAGGAGTTCTGCGAGCAAGCCGAGGCGACGATCAGCGCCATCGGGCAGGAGCTTCGCGACGGCATCGGCGATGAGGACGTGTTCTCGCTTCACGACATCGTGGCGGGGCTCGTGAGCGACATGACCAAAGGCATTGCGCGTGACTTCGTCACGACGGGCTTCCGCGAGCTCGACGAGGACATGGGGGGCCTGGAGTACGGCTACGTGACCGTCTTCGGAGCGCCGACGAATTGGGGCAAGACGAACTTCTCGGTGATGGTCGCGGACGAGGCCGCGCGCAAAGGCAAGAACGTGCTCATCGTCTCGTTCGAGGACGCGCCGAAGCTCTACGGCAAGCGCTTCGTAGCGCGGCGCATGGACATCAGCGCGCGCGACTTGAAGGACCAGTCGCTGGACGCTTTGGACGCTTCGAAGTTCATGCAGCTGGCCCAAGAGACCGCGCGCGACCAACGCAAGCCGTTCATCCTGAAAGCCAACGGCCGGCCGATCGAGAACGTCGTGCGACGGGTGCGGCGGATCTGCCAGAGCCAGCGCGTCGACCTGATCATCTGGGACTACCTGCAGGCCGCGAAGTGCCGCGAGCGGCTGAAGGACAAGCGCGAACGTGTCGAGTTCTGCGCGCGGGAGATCACCGACTGCACGAAGCTGGTCGGTGCGGCCGGGCTGCTCAACTCGCAGTTCCGACGGATGGAACCAGGCGAACAGCCGACAGTGGGGCACCTGAAGGAATCGGGCGACATCGAGAATGGCGCCGAGTGCATCTTGCTGGGATTCAACGACAAGGGCGGCGTGCCCCGCGTGAGGCTGGCCAAGAACAAAGACGGCGAGAAGAACTTTGATTACTCGCTGAACTGGAACGCTCGATCCGCCTCATTCAGCGCTGGCGAGCGGCTCGAGCGGAAGGTGCGAACGCCGCCGCCGACAGTGGTCGAGCAACAACGAACCTATGCCAACCAGTGGATGCAAGACAGCCAGGAGAGGTGACCGCATGAGCAAGCACGAAAAGATGTTCGAGAAGGTAGCAGTGCGTCTGGAAGACCCCGAGGTGCTGAAGCTCGGCAAGGAGCTCGCCGAGAAGCGCGTCGCGTACAACGCGCTCGCCGAAGAGAAGGGCGAAGCGCTGAAGACCTTCAACGCGAAGCTCAACACGATGGACGCGCAGATCGACGACCTGGCCCGACAGGTGAGCGAGCGCGTGACCGAGCGCGACATCGAGATCATCGAAGAGCACGACGACGCGCGCAAGATGGTGATCATCAAGAACGCCGAGACAGGCGCGATCCTGCGCACGCGCAAGATGACCATCGAAGAGATGGGCAGCGCCAACGCCCGCGCGCAGGGCGGGTTGCCCTTCGGCGACAGCGACGACGACGAGGAAGACGCGGAGGACGACAGCGACGCGGTGAGCGACACCGATCCCCCGCCACCGGAACTGGTGGCCGACGACGGCGAGCAGAAGCTCGTCCAGCTGCACCGAGGCCGGCGCTCGCGCGTCGCGGCGGAGTAGGCCGCACGCCCATGCTCGTCTACGACGCGATGTGCAAAGCGTGCGGCGCGCCTCTGCGCTGGTGCATCACCGCCGACGGCAAGCGTGTGCCGCTCGATGCGCGTCCTTCGAGCAGGGGCCACCTCATCCTCGTCAGCCGGGGCGGGCGCGATCACGCGATCGCGCACCGCCCCGAGCATGGCCACCAACCGAAGTATCAATCGCACTTCGTCTCTTGCCCGCAGAAGGGGGAGCCACAGTCATGAAAGTCTACGTCGCAGCAGCCCTCGCATCGTTCGCGCGAGCTCAACACTTTGCCGACCGCATCGCTGCGGCGGAGCACCAGATCGTCTCACGCTGGCACTCCAGCGCCAGCGTGCGCGGAGGCGCGCCTGACCCGCGAGCGGACGTGGAGCGCCAGGTGCAGCTGTTCCCCAACGTCACCGACCTGGAGCGCGCCGACATCCTCGTGGTGCTGGCCGATCAGGGGCAGCCGCGAGCGACGTTCGTGGAGGCGGGCTACGCGCTCGGGCGGGGCCTTCCCGTCGTGTGGGTCATCGGGCCGAACGGGGAGGGCCGCTGCCTGTTCGACTCGCACCCGGCGGTCGTCCGACTCGAGTCAAGCCTCTTCGACAACACGCAGCTGGTGAGCCGCGTCGTCACGGCGATCCGCAGCATCGAGGCCGCGCGATGAAGACGCTGGCGGAGCGCTTCTGGCCGAAGGTGGCAAGGGGCGATGGCTGTTGGCTATGGCAGGCGAACACAAATGGTCGCTACGGAACCATTGCGGTTCGTAAGGGGGAACGCTGGTCGATGGGCTACGCGCATCGCATCGCGTGGGAGCTCACCGAGGGGCCAATCCCGTCTGGTCTGAAGGTGCTGCACCGATGCGACACGACGCTCTGCGTTCGGCCGTCGCACCTGTTTGTTGGCACGCAGAAGGAGAACCTGCTGGACATGATCAGTAAGGGCCGCGAGGCGTGCGGAAAGAAGAACGGGGCGCACACGCGGCCGGACCGTCTGCCGCGTGGAGAGCACAACGGCTCGGCAAAACTGAACGCGCGCGCCGTCGCGGACATCCGCAGGCGTCGTGCGCGCGGCGAGCGCATCGCACTCATCGCCGCTATCCACGGCGTTCACGCAGTCACCGTTGACCGGATCGCCAAACGCACCAGCTGGAGCCATGTCGCATGATCAAGTTAATCCACGTTTGCGGATGCAGCGCAGTGCGACCCTGTCCGACGGGGGCGAAGCTGTTCGACCGCGGGCTGAGCATACGGCTGATCAACCACCTGGAGCGGACCATCCAGGTCAACCGACCGTACGATCAGGCCGACGTCACGCCGCACCCGTCGTTCGCGACGCTCGGCGAGGTGGCGAGGGTGCGATGAAGCTGGCGTACCGCATCGCGTCCATCCCGCTCGTGGTTGTCTTCTGCGGGCACCTGCTCATCGCGATCGCGCTGGACGACTTCAAGTGCAAGCGGGTGAGGTCAGAGCGATGAGCCGCTGGACCGAAGGAGAGATCGAAGCGCTGTCGCTGGCCTATGCCGATCCGGGCGTGCCGCTGAACATCAACGCGCTCGCGACGCGCTTCGGACGGCTCAAGAGCAACGTCTCTCGAAAGGCGCGCGAGCTCGGCCTCACCGATCGACGTCGACGCAAGCGCGTCGACGTTGAAGCGCACGCGCTTCGAACTCGCGAGCAGCTCGCCAGGGACGGCCATCCGCGAGGTGCGCTGGGAATGAAGCACTCACCCGCGACGCTCGCGAAGATGTCGGTCGCGATCAAAGCATCTTGGGCCGATCGTACGACAGGTCATCATCGGCCTGAGCGAACGAAGCAACTCTCGGATGCGATGCATCGACGAGTCATTGCCGGCGGCCTGTTGTCCGGAGCCCAGATGTACTCGCGCGCCGCGAATGGGCGCCGCCCTGATCTCGGCGGGCGGTACTTTCGCTCCGCCTGGGAAGCCAACTACGCCCGCTATTTGGAAGATCGACTCGCGAGCGGCGCCCTGCTCGCATGGGACTATGAGCCCAAGACCTTCGTCTTCGACCAAGTAGGGATCGGCGCTCGCTCATACACGCCCGACTTTCTCGTCACCTTCGCGGATGGCAGCCGTGAGTGGCACGAGGTGAAAGGGTGGATGGACGACGCGAGCCGAACGCGGCTCGCGCGCATGGCGGAGTTTTACCCCAAGGAGATCGTCGTCATCATCGATGAAGCGTGGTTCGGCGAAGCGCGCCGCAGCGGGTTGGCAGCGTCGCTCCCATGCTGGGAGAAGAAGAAACAGCGGGAGCGCCCATGAAGCCGAGGCTGTACTTCACGGTCCCGGGAGTTCCGCAGGCAACGCAGCGACCGCGCGTCTTCCTGCCGAAGGGCGGCCGGTTCCCCGTAGCGACGACGCCTCCGGAGACACGCGAATATCAGAAGCGTGTCGAATTGCACACGCGCGCCGCGGTGCAGCTGAACCCAGCGTGGGCGAAGTTCGTCGCAGAGCACCCGCGGGGTCGCATCTACCGCCTCCACGTGCACTTCGTGATCCCCGCCGACCGCGGCGACCTCGACAATTACGCGAAGGTTGCCGACGCGATGAACGGCGTGGCGTGGAAGGACGACCGGCAGATCCACCAGTCGCTCACCTCGCTGACCGTCGACCCACGCGAGGAGCATCACACCGAGGTGCTCGTCGAGATCGCCATGGGCCCGCTCGAAGAGCCGCTGTGGCAGCAGATCGCGAAGGAGCACGGATGGGCGAGGGTAGCGCCATGATCTCGCCCGCGGTGCAGCTCCCCGAGCCGATCGCCATCGCCGATGTCACATCACATGGCGATCGGTTCCGCTGCCCGCCGTACAACGTCGTGCTGTTCGCTGGTGCGTGCGCGAAGCGCCAAGCGATCATGCGCGCAGACCCAGCCCGCCAGGGCTTCAGCCAATGCCCAGGCTGCCCTCACGGCGCCATGGTCGAGCAGCAGACCGGCGGCCCGCTGACCGTCGCAGCCAGCGAGCGCCGCTGGGTCACGGGCTTCTTCGGTGAGCGCCGACAGCTCGCGCCAGCAGGCGCTTCGAAGCCGCTACCACCAACAGCACCACCGCCGGCAGCGCCGGCACCGAAGGAGAACACCATGGCGAAGTGCATACGCGAGGGGTGCGACACCGAGGTCCTGAGGGCCGGGGGCGCCTGCCCCAAGCACAAACAGGAGGTCAGGATGACCTACCAACGCGCGTGGCGTGAGCGGAGGAAGGCCGAAGCTGGCGGGAAGGCAGCCCCGGCACGCGGCAGGCCGAAGGTGCCGCGCAAGGCGCCCACAAGGGCCCAAGTCGTTACCCCGGCCGCTCACCCCACCACATTGGCCCAAGAGCTGGTCGAAGCGCGCGAGCTCATCACGCTGATCGGCTGGGACCTTGCCCGCACTCTCGCGCGCGCGGTTTCAGGTCGGAGTCTCTGATGATCAGCAGCAGCGAGCAGGGCAGGACAGCAGGCAGCGGCAGGCGGATCAACCGATCAGGTCAGGATCGCGCGAGCGAGGCGGAGGTCAGATCTGCCCGCGTGCCAACGACCTGTCAGGTTCGAGCATGTTGGTTCTTTGAGCGTTTGCCGACACGCTCACTGGCGAACGGCGCAGACATGAACAACTACGTGACGTTAGGTCAATTAAGCGCCACCCAGTCGATCACCCAGGTGATCCCAGTAGGAGGGTAACGAGGTGGGAAGGCTGAAGACATCGGGGAAGAAGCTGGAGGCCGCCAACCGGTGCAAGCTCTGCGTGCACTACCGGCTGGCCGGGTACACCTTCGTCGAGATCGGGGAGAAGGTTGGGTGCTCGGCCAAGACCGCGCACAAGTGGGTCACCAAGACGCTGCACGAGATCCAGACGACCTACCGGCAGGACGCCAACTCGCTTCGGACGCAGGAGCTCCAGGCGCTCGACCAGCTGAAGCAGACGTTGTGGGCGAAGGGTCGGCAAGGCAACCTGCAGGCGATCGACCGGCTGCTCAAGATCAGCGAGCGGCGGGCGAAGCTGCTCGGCATCGACGCGCCGGACACCTACGAGCACACGGGGGCGGGGGGCACGCCGCTACTGGCCCCGGTGATCGTGCTGCCGAGGGCGAAGGACGAATGAGGACGTGCAGGCGCTGCGGCGTGGCCAAGCCGCTCAGCGACTTCTACCGGTCGAACAACATGCCGAGCGGGCTCCAGTCCCGGTGCAAGCGCTGCGACTCCGAGTCCGCGGCGAGTCGGTTCCTCCGCGCGGTGGCGCTTGGGGCACCACCGCCGGCCCACGGCGCGACGCTCGAAGATGTCGCGGTCGCGATCGGCGTGTCGCGCGCGCGTGCCGCCCAGATCGAACGCAAGGCGCTGCTCAAGCTGCGCCGTGGCGCGGTTCGAATGGGCCTGCGGCCATGAACTGCGAGCGCGAGTTCGGCTACCCGAAGTGCATGGGGGCAGCAGCGCTGGGGCGCTGCACCTGCCCGGCCAGCGCGAAGCAGCGACTACGCACCACGCGAGCGCTCCTGCACGCTTGCCAAGACGCCCTGAAGTACCTGGACCCCCGGGCAGACCGTGGCGAGCTAGTCGACGCGAAGGATCTCGCCAGGCGTCTGCGTAGCGCGATCAAAGCCCACGACCGGTTGCACGAATGAACCACCCCGCCATGCACGAGGGGAGGCCGATCGGGTTCCAGGCCGACCCGGGTCCGCAGACGCGGTTCCTAGAGCTCGCCAACGTGTTCGAGGTCATGTACGGCGGCGCGGCCGGCGGCGGCAAGACGACCGCAGCGTGCATCGACTTCCTGCGCTACGTCGGGCAGGGCTACCGCACCAACTACAAGGGCGTGCTCTTCCGCCGTGTCCAGCCGGAGATCGAGAAGGCGCTCGTTCCCGAGACCATGAAGTGGTTCCCGATGCTGGGCGGCCGGTACAAGGAGCACAAGAAGATGTGGGTCTTCCCCGAAGGGGAGATCTGCTACCTCGGGCACGCGCAGTTTCAAAACGACATCAAGGCGTACCTCGGCTCGGAGATGCAGTTCATCTACTTCGACGAACTGACCACGTTCCTCGAGTACCAATACACCTACGCGATGAGCCGGCTGCGCTCCTCGCAGGGCATCCCGGTACGGATGCGCGCAGGAACGAACCCCGGCAGCGACGGCCACGAGTGGGTCTTTCGTCGCTTCGCTCCCTGGCTCGATCCGAAGAGCAAGCTCAAGGCGAGCTCGGGCCAGGTGCTCTACTTCATCATCGAGAACGACAAGCCGATCTGTGTGCCGAAGGGCACGCGAGACAGCGATGGCAACCTCGCGCGCGGGCGCGTCTTCATCGCCGCGAAGAGCGACGACAATCGACACCTGGACGCCGACTACAAGCGCACGCTGATGGAGCTCGATCCCGTCACGCGCGAGCAGCTCCGCAACGGCAACTGGCTCATCAGGCCGGCCAAGGGGCTCTACTACAAGCGCGCCTGGTTCGAGTTCGTCGAAGCGGCGCCCGCCGAGATGCGTTGGGTGCGGGCGTGGGACCTCGCGGCCACCGAAGCACGGAAGGGGAAGGGCGATCCCGACTGGACCGTTGGCGCGAAGCTGGGCGTTAGCCTCAACCCGAACCACGCGGGGCTGTTCTTCATCGGCGACGTTGTCCGCATGCGCGGCGCGCCAGGCGACGTCGAGGCGACGATCAAAGCGACCGCCGAGCTCGATGGCAAGAACACGATGGTGGTCATGCCGCGCGATCCCGGTCAGGCCGGCGTGGACCAGGTGCGCCACTACGCGAAGCTGCTCGCCGGCTTCAACGTGCGGTTCCGCATCCAGACGGGCGACAAGACCCACCGGCAGAACCCCTTCAGCGCGCAGTGCGCGCGCCTGGTGGGCAACGTGAAGATCGTGCGCGGGGAGTGGAACGAGGCGTTCTTGCAGGTGCTGGAGGCGTTCCCGGAGGGTTCGCACGATGACGACGTCGACGCAGCGGCCACCGCGTTCAACGAGCTGGTGACCGGCGGCGACTACGTTCCGCCCGGCGACGGTGACGTCGACACGTCGAACGTGGTCGAGAGCTTCGGCGGCTTCTGATGGCAGCGCGCAGTCCGCTCCTCCGGATGATGCTGCGCCAGGTGTGCGACCGCCTCGCGCTGCCGCAGCTCGAGACGAGCTACAGCCAGCCAGTCGTGCTGCTGCACGTGATCGACGCGCTGTGCATCCGGATGGACCAACTCGAGGGAAAGACCATCATGCTGGAAGACGAAAGCGAGAAGCGATGATCACCGCGCGCAGCGTGCAGCATGTGATGCACATCGGTGGGCAGGCCTACCCGATGACCCTCCGCCAGAACGAGGACGCGACCTGGACGGCTTTCGCTGACGGCAAGGAAGCGACCAACAAGGTGCGGCGCGAGGCGATCGCTGAGCTCGTAACGCTGGTGCGCTCGTCGGCGGGCGCCGATGGTGCTATCAGCAATCGAATGGGTGGCTTTTGATGCTGATGCTTTGCCCGTGGTGCGGTTGCCGGGGATGCCTGGGCCAATGCAGAGCGCCGAAGCCCAAACATGGGACCATCGTCGTACGCTCACCAGGCGAGAAGGTGGCAGCAACAGTCTATCCTGTGCTGGTGACCATCACCTACCCGCCGGGCCACGACAAAGCGTGAAGCGACAGCGACCGCTCGTCATCCGTGCGCCCGGCGAGAAGGTCGCCGCGCGCATCCTCCCTGTCCGGCCCATCGACGCGAGCCCTGGCCACATCGCCTACGCCAGGGCGAAGTTCGGCGCGGTCGAGTTCGAGGTGCCACTCTACGCCGGTGACTCGCCCGAGGTGATTGGGCAGCGGATCATCAAGGAGCTTCGCTCGCGCAACCTGCCGGAGCGCTCGCCCGATGCGAGCTTGCCGGAGTGCCGAAGCCCCGAGCCCGCAAGACCGTCGCGCAGAAAGTAGCGCTCGCCGCGCCAAAGCTCCCGGGGCTCTCCGCCCAGGACCTCGCCCGTGCGATGTTCAGTGGCCGCATCCCCACCGAGGACCTGTGGCGCACGTACTACGGCGGCAGCGTCGACATGATGCGCATCGAGCAAGCGCTGCTCGGCGCGAACGTCGGCATGATGCGCCCGCTTACAGACCTCGGCCGCGAGATGGTCGACCGCGACCCGCAGATCTCCAGCCTGCTGCTGCGCCGGTTCGGCCTGCTAAAGACGCTGCCCTACACGATCGAGCCGGCGCAGGGCGAGGGCATCGACGAGACGCGCGCCAAGCTCTACGCCGACGTGGTGCGTGACCAGCTCGGGCGAATCCCGGGCTTTCGCACGCGGCTTTTCCAGCTGGCGTGGGGCCAGTACGACGCGCGCGCAGCCCTCGAGATCCAGTGGGAGTTCGGTCGCAAGGGGGTGAGCCGCATCCAGGCGAAGGCCCTCGGTTGGATTCACCCGCGGCGGATCTCCTACGGGCCCGAGCGGGAGTTTCGCATCGTCGACTCGGCCTACCAGACGAGCTACTTCCCCGCCATCGGTGAGGCGCTGCGGGACTACCCGTACAAGTTCATCGAGTTCAGGTCCCAGCTGTTCGCCGAGTACCCCGAGCGCGAGGGGCTCGGGCCGCGGTGCCTCTACTGGGCCTTTTTCAAGCGGTTCGGCGTGCGTGAGCGCATGATCCTGGCCGAGCTGTTCGGCAAGCCATGGCGCATCATTGAGGTCGACAAGGACGCGGGCGCCCAAGCGGAGGACCTGGCTGCGGCCGACCGGCAGATCCGCAACCTCGGTGGGGCACAGACCGCGCGCCTACCGAAGGGCGCCAAGCTCAACGTCGTCTCCCCCGGGGACAACGCGGGCAAGGTTCACGATTCGATCCTGAGTCACGCCGACGAGCAGATGAGCAAGCTCATCCTCGGCAACACCAACACCACCGACGCGAAGCCAGGCGGGCTCGGTACGGGCCAGGCGGACGTGCACGAGGGGCAGCAGCTCATCGTGCACAAGAACGACGCGAGCGACATCGACGAGGCCATCGAGGACCAGCTCACCGACGCGATCATCCTGCTGAACTTCGGACCGGACGCGCTGTCGCACGCGCCGCGCTTCTTCCTCAACGTCGACCCCAAGACCGACAAGGGAATGGAGATCGACCGACTGGCGAAGATCGTCCAGGTGGGCGTGCCCGTCTCCTTGGCCGAGGCCTACGAGCGCACAGGGTACCGGGCGCCTGCGGACGACGAACCGGTGCTCATGGTCGTGCAGGCGCCCGCGCAGGAGGGCGGCGCGCCAAGCCCCATCGCGCGCGCGCAGGTCGTGCACCCGTCCGGCAAGTCGCCCGAGCCGGGCGAGGTCACGCCGTCGCCGGGAGCAGGCGGACCGCCTGAGCTAGCCGCCGATCCCCAGGAGTTGCCAACCGATCCCCAGGAGCTGCCGTTTGCTCGAGCAGAGGACGACGGCGACGACGAGCCAATCAAGACCCGCGCGGCGTATCTCGGGCACGGGTGCGAGCACGTGCTGTTCGCCGCACAGCCCGAGACGGTCAACGGCTCGCCGGATGACCTGATCACGAAGGGCATTCGCGACGGCGCGCGCGAGACGGGCAAGTGGGCGCAGCGCCTCGCTGCTTCGTGCGATGGCGCCACGACGGCGGGGGAGATCTTGCGCGCGCTCAGCGACGCGGCGGCGCACCTGAATGTGCAGCCCTTCGCCCGCGTGGCCGAGCGACGGATGATGCACACGGCCATGCTCGGTGCGCTCGACTCGCACTGGGAGGCGTCAAATCAAAAGCCGGTAGCTCCCGAGACATTTGCGCAGACGATCCCGCCGGGGGTCGCGGCCGAGCCGAGCTTCGTGCGCAAGCCCTACGACGCGGCGGTGAAGTGGTTCAAGGCGAAGCAGGTGATGGACAAGGCCACGTTCGAGCAGCTGTCCGCGCGCGCCAAGAGCAGAGCGTTCACCATCGCCGGTATGGCAAAGGACGAGCTGCTGGCCACCGCGCACGCAGAGCTCGCGCGCCACATCGAGGTGGGAGCAGACCTGAAGGACTTCCGGAAGTTCGTCGCGGAGCGTCTCGAGTCGGCAGGTTGGACGCCGGCGAACCCGTCGCACGTCGAGAACATCTACCGCACCAACGTGATGAACGCGTACAGCGCAGGCCGTCACGCGGAGATGACGCAGCCAGCGGTGCTGAAGGCGCGGCCCTACTGGCAGGTGCTCGGCGTGGACGACGCGCGCACCAGGTCGACGCACCTCGCTGCGCAGGGCAAGGTGCTAGCCGCGAGCGATCCCTACTGGCAAAAGGCGCACCCGCCGTTCGGATTCATGTGCCGCGATCGCGTCCGGTCGTTGTCGGAGGCGGACGTGAAGCGGCTCGGCTTGAAGATCAGCACCGCGGCGGACATGCCGCGCGAGCTACCTGACAAGGGCTTCACGTCGGGCACCCTGGCGCTTCTCTAACCAAGGAGCTGCCATGGCCAACATCCGAGCAAAGTTCATCTGCGAGAGCGTCACCGACTTCGGGAAGGAAGCCGCCGAGCGCGTTACGCTCCGCGCCATTCACGGCAAGGGCAATGAGTCGTGGTCGAAGTGGACGCCCGGCGGCTCGCTGGAGCTGTCGATCTCGAACCCTGAGGCCCGCGGGAAGTTCGTGCCGAAGCAAGCCTACTACCTGGACTTCTCGGACGCTCCTCAGACGGAGCCGGGCGAGTGAGCCTCATCGTCGTCCTGCTCGTCCTCCTGAGCGTCATCATTCTTGGCGCCGCCGCGGGGCGCCCGCTCGGGTGGGTCGCGATCGGGCTGGCCCTGATCGCGCTGCTCATCCAGCTCAACGTCCACGTCTGAGAGCGCGGCAACCTGCCTTCGGGTGGGTTGCCGCGTAGCTGTCTACGACATGAACAAGCGCAAGGCCGCGGACGCGAGGCTGCTCAGCACCTACCGCAGCGTGGTGCAGCTCGATGCCGGCGCCGCCAAGACAGAAGGCGACAAGCCGGTCTGGCTCCAGATCGCGAAGACGGGAAGCTGGAAGGGACACCACTCGGGCGCCTTCGAGTTCACCGCCGTGCACTTCGCGCAGCTGATCGCCAACTTCCGGGCGCACCCCTGGTACAGCGCTGGCGCTGACGGCATCGGTTGCGCGGACGTGGTGCCGTTCGACTTCAACCACGCGAGCGAGATGAATCCATCGGAGGGCGAGCTCCCGGTGCTGGGCGCACCCGCGCAGGCATGGGTGCTGGATCTCGAGGTGCGGCCGGGCAACAGCGACAGCACCCTCTGGGCCCTCACGCGCTTGCTGGAACCCGCCAAGACCTACATCGCCGAGGGGAAGATCAAGTCGACCAGCGTCGCTGTGTGGATCAACGCGGTCGATCAGGTGACGGGCAAGAAGGTGGGACCGCGACTCACGAGCGTGGCGTTCACCAACCAGCCCTTCATCCAGGGCATGCAGCCGGTCAGCATCGCCGCGCGCGAGTATTACGGTGGCCGCGCCGACTCGCCCGAAGACGCGCTTACGAAGATCCGAGGGCTGTTCGGATTGTCGGAGCTGACGAGCTTCAACGACGTGATGTCGCAGATCAAGCAACTGCAGGTCTGGGTTGAAACGGGCACCGTCCCGTTCGGCGTCGATGCCGACTGCTTCGTCACCGCGCTCCGCACGATCCTGTCGCTGCCGCCTCTCTCCACGACGGCGGAAGTCTTCGCCGAAGCGGACAAGTTGCTACCAGCCCTGATCGAACAACAGGCGCTGGAAGCCGCGGAAACCGCCGCGAACATGCCAGCCGAAAACGCAGATGCGAGCTTGAGCGGCGTAGCAGCTGCCGCACCGTTGACCGCCAGCCAGCACAAGGACTCGACCATGAACAAGATCCTCCTCGCTCTCACCCCCCTCTTCTGCCTTCGGGCCGACACCTCCGAGGACGTCGTTATCGAAGCGGCGCGCGAGCAGCACACCCAGCTGAGCTCGCTGCACAAGGCGCTCGGGGTGAAGGACGCTGAGGGCGCCGCCTCGAAGGTGGCGGAGCTGCTGACCACGGCCAAGAAGCACGCCGAGGTGGAGCCCGAGCTCGTTGCGCTGCGGGCCCAGGTGGACGCCATCGAGACAGACGCGGCGAAGAAGGAAGTGGCCGAGGTCATCGCCTTCCACAAGCTGCCCGCGACGATGGAAGACTTGCTCCTCGACGCGCGCAAGAAGGACAAGGTCGGCTTCGCCAAGCGGTTCCCGTTGCCGAACGCCAACGAGCGCCACCTCACGCAGACCCAGTTCGCCGGGGCCGACGGCAGCCAGGTCGGCAGCACTGTCACCGGCGCGGACAGGGTTGAGCTGGGCGAGCGCAGCGGAACGCTCCAGCTGGACAACTACCCGGGACGCAACCGCGTCGAGAAGTGCAAGGCGCACATCCTCGCGACCGTGAAGGGCGCCGACTCGTGGGACTTCGACAAGCTGCACGAAGCGGCGTGCGCTCTCAACCGCCAGCACCCCGCGACGCGCGCCTAACGCAGCGGTCACGCCCGCCAAAGCCCTTCACCGCCGACACCCTGATCAGGAGAGACTCCCATGCCGTTTACACCGCGAGTGATTGTCAACAACGACTTCCGTTCGGCCGCCAACACTAGCGGCGCCACCCTGCCGAAGGGGACGATTGTGAAGCTATCGGCAGCGGCTGACGACACGGTGATTCTTCCGACCGCAGTCGGTGACGCCGTCTGGGGTGTAACGACAGCAGACATCCCGAACAACACGGTCGGCACCGTGCAAATCCGCGGCCGCGCGCTGGTGCTCATCGGCACGGGCGGCGTGGTGCGCGGCGACAAGCTCACGCACGACACGGCCATCTTCGGCAGCGCCAAGACCGCAGCCCCGGCCGCTGGCACCAACAACGCGCTGCTCGGCATCGCGGCGCGAACGTCCGCGATCTCCACCCTCGCCGAAGTCGAGCTCGCCGGTCCTGGCGCGTTCTTCCAGGGCTAACGCGTAGTCGGCCAGTCACACCCAAACGAATCACCAGCAGCGAGCGAAGGAACCACGGGAGAAGACAATGGAGAAAATCACACTGCGGTTGGCCGAAGACAGCGTGCATGGCAAGGCCGGCCAGGTGGTCACCCTGGCGTTGACGCCCGCAGACGTGCACGACCCGACCGAGCTCGCGACGTACCTCGCCGGCTACTCGCCGCCCGAGTTCCGAGCGGACGAGGCGAGCCCGGTGATCCTGGTCGACAAGGAGCAGGACAAGTTCCGCACCTTCGCGAAGGACGATGCCTTCCGGCGCGTCGACGTGAAGGCGGGGGGCCAGGGCCCCGTGCCCGAGGTCGACCCGTCCTCGTCGCTCTCGACGTTCAACGTGGTCTACCGCACCGCGGGCTCGTTCATCCCCAAGCAAACGGAGATGCAGGCCAACGCCAACTACCAGGCGCGCTTCCGCGCGTCGCGTCGATGCTCCCGAGCGCTGTTGCTCGACCGTGAGATCGACGCCTGGACGCCCCTCGTGACCTCGGGCAGCTGGACCGCCGGCAACGTCGTGACGCTGGGTGCTGGGTTTCAGTGGGGCGGGTTGACCGCTGCAGCTGCGGGCGTGAACAGCGACCCGATCTTCGACATCCAGAACATGATCATCAACTCGGCCCAGTACATCGACAGCATCTGGTTCAACCAGAAGACGGCCTTCGCCTTCTTGCGCCACGCCAACGTGCGCAACCACATGCGCCAAGCACTCGGCGACGGCGCGGTCGAGAACGCGGTCATGCAGGTGAAGGAGGCGGCTCGACCTGGCGCCAAGGTCGACTTCTCGCTGCCCGGCTTCCCGCCCTTCCGGGTGGTGGCGTCCAAGGTCAAGAACGAGAGCACCGGCGCGCTCGACTTCATCGTCCCCGACGGCGCTGTGGTCGGCGTGACACGCCCCGCTGGCGTGCCGGGTGACGGCGAGGAGATCGCGACGTCCTACACGTTCCGTTTCAAGGGGCCGTCGGGCGTCGGGTTCGAAACGCGCGAGTACTTCGTCGATGGTCGCGGCCCGTACGGCGGCACCATGGTCGTGGCGACGATGGGCGACATCTTTAAGATGACGGGCACCGATTGCGGTGGCCTCATCCTTGCCGCGCTGCAGTAAACCAAGTTCTACAAAAAAGAGAGCCCGGCGATCGCGAGGTCGTCGGGCTCTACGCTTTTGTGCAACCTGCTCGGCGGGTCAGCAGGGGCGACAAGGGACGCATGGCTAAACCCAACGAGCCCCCCAAGACCGAACCCACCACCGACGCCTCCGCCGCGTCTCTGCCTCAGACGACGGCCGACGTTGATGAGCTCGAGACGCTCAAGCGACGGCTCGAGCTGGAGCGTGGCAAGAATGAGAAGCTCCAGAGTAAGCTCGACCAGATCAACGTTGCCGCCGAGGATCTGAAGCACGGCGACGTGCTCGGCGAGGACGACACCCACGAGACCGTCGTGGTGCGCCGCCCCAAGGCCGCCAAACCGACGGGTCGCTACAAGGCCAAGCACTTCTATCGCTGCAGCCCCTTCAAGGGCGCCGAGGACGGGATGCTCCACCCGGGCAAGGTGTACACGCTGCTCGACGAGAAGATGGTCGAGCACGCGCTGCAGCACGGTGCCATCGAGCCGGAGCTCGCCTAACCGGTGTCGGCCTACTTCGACATGGCGGACATGGCCGCTATCGTGGGGCAGGCCAACATCGACCGCTACTTCTCCGACGACGGCAGCGGCGTGGCCTTGACGTCCAACGTGGACGCCGCCATCTCCGCTGCCAGCGCGCTCGCCGATGGCGTGCTGATGCAGGGCGGGTGGGGCGCGTCGCAGCTCGCGACCATTGCCACCGACGACGTCATCAGGATGCACATCGCATGGATGGCCATCCACTTCGGCGCGCGGCGCAAGCCCGAATGGCGCGACGACATGGGCCGCGCGCACTTCCACACTGAGTACACCGAGGCGATGGCGCACCTGAAGAATGTCGCCAAAGCCGACCTCAGATCGGTGAAGGAAACGACCGCCGGCACCAACGTTCAGGTGGGGGGACACCTGAACAGCGACTACGACCCGCCCACGTTCGTGTTTGCCGGCACAGACTCCAAGCCGGCTGGCTCGGGCGGCTTCTGATGCCCGACGACACGAGCAGCAGCGTCAAGCTCGATTACAGCGAGCTGAAGACCCTATTCCAAGACTTCGAGCGCGACATCCATGCGGGTCTGGCGAACGTCATGCCCGTCGCCGCCGAGATGCTGGTGTCGGCGGTGCAGGAGGAGTTCGACACCGAGGGCCACGGCATGTGGCCGGACTTGTCGCCGCTCACGCTGCAGCGTCGTCGCAAGGAAGGGCGCGGCGCCAAGATCCTGCAGGACACTGGGCGCGCCGCTGGCTCCATCACCCCGATGCATGGCGAAGACTTCGCCATGGCGTTCACCAACGTGCCCTACATGGTCTTCCACACGAGCGATCAGCCGCGCAGCAAGATCCCGCTGCGCAATCCCTTCGCTCTGTACGATGAGGACCGCGTGCAGGACGAGATCGCCGAGCTCATCCTGAAGGCGATCGCGCCATGAGCATCGTCAACGACGCCCGCGCCATCCTCGCCTGCCTGCAGCCGCTCACCGGGACGCGATCGAGCGGCAACGCGGTGGTCACGGCCTCGCCCGGGCCGACCGTCGTGCTCCCTGCGAACGCGTGCGCCGTGCCGGTGATCGGCGGGGCCATTCGCTACGACCGCATGGTCAAGGTCGCCAAGAACCCGGCGTCGTCGGCGGGGTGGACGGTGGGCACCGCGACCGTCGTGCCGATGATCAGCAACATCGGCGGGGCGGACATGAACCTCCCTGCGGGCACGCCGCTGCGCTGGTGGCCCGCGGTCCCGGGCGTCGAGGCCGTGAGCGCCGTCGACGGCTCGGGCATGACGGGCGGCACGCTGGCCACGGGCCTTACCGCCATCGCCCAGCTAGCCTTCTTCGAAGACCTTGCGGTGCCGAACCTGGGCGAGATGCTCGCCAAGGCCAGCATCTCGCGGTTCCCCGCCGTCGTCCTCGCGTGGGAGGGCTCGGGCGACTACTCGCCGATCGGGCGCGGGCAGTGGACGCAGCAGCAGCAGTGGGGGCTCTACGTGATCGCCAGCCGCAACGACGCGGAGGCGGCGCGCCGACTGGAGGGCGTGGTGCTGCTCGATGCCGTGTGCGACCAGATCTGGGGGCAGCAGGAGGCGGACGGGTTTCACTTCTCGACGCCGAGCGGCGCCCAGATCACCGGACGCAAGATGCTCGGGGCGAGCGACCGGTTCTACGTGTACCGCGCGAGCTTCACGACCGGCTCGAGCTCCAACTTCAAGGAGACGCGCGCCTTCAACCCGTGGACCAAGACCAAGCTCAACGCGAGCACCGCGGACGTGGTTCCCCTGCCGCTGATCGTCGACAACATCACGCCAAACACCTGAGGTTTGGCCAGCAACCTGCCGGCCCCGGGGGCGCATGCGAGCGTCCCTCAACGCCATGGCAGACCTGAAGATCGCTCTCTACGTGTCCTCGGTCGAGGGAAGGCACGTCCAACGCTACGGCTCCGAGACGATGATCGGCGCGGTGATCGACCGCAGCGTCGACGGTCTCATCAAGTGGGACACCGACAAGGTCGTCGCCATCCCGGAGCCCGAGTACCAGACCTACCGCGCGGAGTACGACCGCCTGCTCAAAGAGGGCTCGCTGGTGCGCCGAACCGCAGCCGAATTCGCCGCGCACAACGACGCGCGCGACGAGCAGATCGAACAGAGCGCCGCCGACCAGGAGGAGAAGTAAGCCATGGGCATCCAGCTCGCTGTCGCGCCGTCTATCAAAGGCCCGGGGCTCTACCTCACCGCCGACCTTCTCGCGGGCGCGAGCTCGCCCGGCACCGCGGCGCAGAAGGCCATCGTCATCGCGCCGCGCTCGAGCGCTGGCACCCTCACGGTCGACACCGAGGTGCGCCGCGCAGGCGGCGTGACCGACGGGCAGACCGCC